CGCGCTTCCTTGGCCGCATCCAAGAAGGACGAATGGCGCACGATCTATCAGGAGTGCTACGAATTCGCACTTCCGCAGAGAAACCTTTATGACGGCAACTTCGAGGCTGGCGTTCCCGGCCAGAAGAAGATGCAGAAAGTCTTCGATTCGACCGCAATTCATTCTACCCAGCGGTTCGCAAATCGCATTCAATCAAGCCTGTTCCCACCCTATCGGGCTTGGTGTCGCTTACAAGCTGGCAGCGCGATCCCAGAAGGTCGTCGTGCAGAGATTCAGAAAGTTCTCGACTTCTACAACGAGCGTATGTTCAATATGCTGCGTCAAACGAACTTCGACTTGTCGATGTCAGAGTTTCTTCTTGATCTGGCTGTCGGCACATCAGTTATGCTCATTCAGCCGGGCGATGATAAGGCTCCGATTCGCTTTACAGCAGTCCCGCAATATCTCGTTTCGCTCGAAGAAGGACCACATGGCACGGTCGATAACGTCTATCGCAAGATGAAACTGAAGGGTGACTCGATCTCTCTCCAGTGGCCAGATGCGAATGTGCCAGTAATTCTTCAGCAGCAGATTGATCGCAAGCCGACAGACGATGTTGAATTGCTAGAAGCGACAGTTTTTGACAAAGAACGGTCGGTTTATTGCTATTATGTGATCCATGAGAAGACCAAGTCGATGGTCGTCTATCGTGAAATGAAAATGTCACCGTGGATCGTGACGCGTTACATGAAGGTTTCCGGTGAAGTCTATGGCCGTGGCCCACTGATCACAGCTATGCCGGATGTAAAAACCATCAATAAGACGCTCGAACTCATCTTGAAGAATGGCAGTTTGGCCGTTTCCGGTGTCTATACAGCGGCAGATGATGGCGTAATTAACCCGCAGAACGTCAAGATTCAGCCGGGCGCTATTATTCCTGTAGCCCGTAACGGTGGGCCGCAGGGTCCAAGCCTCACACCGCTTCCGAAATCGGCAGACTTCAATGTCGGCCAGATCATCATCAATGATTTGCGTATGAACATTAAGAAGATGCTTCTTGATGACACGCTACCGCCGGACAATATGTCGGCTCGGTCGGCTACTGAAGTGGTGCAGCGCCGTAATGAACTTGCCCAGAACCTCGGTGCAGCGTTCGGTCGCCTGATCACAGAAGCCATGATCCCGATTGTCAGCCGCATCCTATTCATCATGGATCAGCGCGGCGACATCGACTTGCCCCTTAAGATCAATGGCGAAGAAGTGAAGATTGTTCCAGTGTCTCCGCTGGCTCAGGCGCAGAATATGGAAGAACTGAATGATGTGATGCAGTTCGTTCAGATTGTGGCCGGAATGGGACCGGAAGCCATGATGACAATCAAGAAGGACGAGATCATCGACTTCGTCGCTGAACGTCTCGGCATACCGGGCCGCATCATGACTACGAAGGATGAGCGAGAACAGATTGCCCAACAATATGGGCAGATGCAGGCAATGGCAGCACAGCAACAACAACCCGCTGGACCGCCTCAAGCCGGAAACCAAGAAGCGGTAATGCGCGCTCTACAGTGAGTAATACATGACAGAACCAAATAAACAGAGGGATTTGGACACCCTTTACGCTCTGGTGTTCACTTCCGAAGCTGGCGCTAAGGTATTGGCCGATCTGGAAAGCAAGTATCTAGACCAACCGACTTGGTTCCCGGGCGATGAAGCATCTCACGGGTTCCATCGGGAAGGCCAAAACAGCGTCATTCGGCTTATCAAAGAGCGTATCAAACGAGCGAGGACTTAATGACAGAAGAACAGACAACTCAGGCCGGAGAGGGCGAAGCCCAAACCGACAACCAGAGCCTGTTGACTCCTGAATCAACGGTAACTGAAGTAAAAGTGGAGCCGGAAATCCCACATCGGGAACTCACCGACGAGGAAAAAGCGGCTCAAGCACCAGAAGAAGACGAAAAACTGGAGCGTCCAGACTTTTGGCCAGAGAATTTCTGGTCTGACACAGATGGCCCAGACGTAGAAGCACTCGCAAAATCCTACTCAGAACTCAGAACCAAGTTCTCTCAGGGTCAGCACAAGGCTCCGAAGGACGGCAAATACAATCTTGAGGCGTTCAAGGCAGCAAACGTGCCAGATGATGACCCAGTTCTGGTCAATTATCTCGCAACTGCGAAAGAACTTGGCCTGTCTCAGGATGCTTTCGAGAAGATTGCCAAATCTTACCTCGATAACTTTTCCGGCGCTATGGAGCAGATGCAAGTCAGCCGCGAAGCTGAACTCAAGAAGCTGGGCAATAAGGCGGATGAGATCATCAAGGCCAATAACCAGTGGCTTGGGAAGCTCGGGCGGTCGATCCTGAACGAAGCTGAACTCAATGCGGTCGCGCAAGCGTCCACAAGTGCGGCTTTTGTGTCTGCTTTGAACAAAATCAGGCAGGCTTCAGGTGAAATGGCCATCCCGACAAGCGGTGTAGCCGACGATACTGGCGTATCGAAGGATGACTTATACGCAATGGTCGGTGATCCGCGTTACGGAAAAGACATGGCTTTCACACGGAAGGTCGAAAAGATGTTTGCTCAGGCAATTCCGGGCTAATTTGACAGAATTGGGCGGGTGATTTATTTATCACCCGTCCGATAACCGTAAGGCCGGGCGTTTCAGGTTGGGGAACCTTAAAATCCCAAGTAAACGGCCCGACAGGATAACCGTTGCGTGAGTGAATCTTAACCTCGAACGGAGCAAAGCAAATGGCTATCGCAGTATCAAATGCCTTTGTGACGCTGTTCGACGCGGAAGTTAAACAGGCTTATCAAGGCACACGCGCCTTGGCTGGTCTCGTCCGTGAGCGCAACGGTGTCGAAGGTTCTACAGTAAAATTCCCGAAAATCGGTCGTGGCGTTGCCACAGTCCGTATCCCACAAACAGACGTTACGCCGCTCAACGTGTCGTATTCGACTGTTACTGCCACGATGCAAGACTACAACGCAGCCGAATACTCAGATATCTTCAACCAAGCGAAGATCAACTTCGACGAACGCCGCGAACTCGTTTCGGTCGTTTCGAACGCGATTGGTCGTCGTATGGATCAGTTGCTTCTTGACGCACTTGCAGCTTCCAGCACATCGCTGACAGTCGCTAACAGCGTCGGTGGCACGACAACCAACTTGAACGTGGCGAAACTTCGCCGCGCCAAGAAGTTGATGGACGCAGCTAACGTCCCGATGGATGGCCGTGCAATGGTCATTTCCGCTTCGGGTCTCGAAGGCTTGCTCGGTGAAACGCAGACGACATCTGCCGACTACAATTCAGTCAAGGCGCTCGTCTCCGGCGAAATCGACACGTTCCTCGGCTTCAAGTTCGTCACCATCGGTGATCGTTCTGAAGGTGGCTTGCCCATCGACGGTTCGCTCGACCGCACTTGCTATGCGTTCCATCGCGATGCGGTTGGTTTCGGCATTGGTATCAACCAACGCACCGAAATCAACTATGTGCCAGAAAAGACCTCGTTCCTTGTGAACTCGATCTTCTCCGCTGGCGCTATTGCCATCGACGACGAAGGCATCGTCAAGATCACCTGCCGCGAATCGTGAGGAGATTAGACTATGGCTTATTCGTCCACTAACCTTCAGCCCATCGGCGGCCAAGCTAAGGCAGGCAACGCGCCTCAGATTTGGTCATATACCACTACTGATGCCCACGGCACAGTTGACGGTTCGGGCTATTTTAACTCGGCAGCAAGCGTCCTCAAGGTGGGTGATCTCATCCTTGTGGTTGTTACGTCTTCCGGTGCAGTCTCAACGGCTGGCTGGCACGTTGTCATGACGAACACTGGTTCGGTTGTGAACGTGTCGGATGTGACCGCTCTTACTGTCACGAACACGGACTGATTTTACTATCAGTTCCCCGCTAGTGAGAGCCTCGACTCAGGAAACTGGGCCGGGGCTTTCTTCTTTAAGTCATTTCGAATATATATGATTTCGTAATGGAGTCCTGACATGGCTACAGGCGATACCAAACTGAAAATTTGTAACGATGCCCTGATTATGCTCGGCACGAACGTGATTACATCTTTCTCGGATGGTTCGTCGGCAGCCCAGATCACAGACCGTCTTTATGACGATGTGAAGGTCATGCTCCTGTCGATGTATCCGTGGTCATTCTCGATCAAGAAGCAACAACTTCCCCGGCTTGAAACGACGCCTGTTACTGAGTGGAAGTATGAGTATTCCTTGCCGGGCGATCTGATCGCTGGGGCTAGGGCGTTGTTCATTACAACATCTGCTGGTGGCCGTCCTGTTACTGAGTGGGAAAAGATCGGGACAAAGATTCAGACGAATTACCCGTCTGTCTGGATCGACTATCAGTATGACGTGTCTGAGGACGTTCTTCCTCAGTATTTCGTGCAGCTTCTCAAATACTTCCTTTGCTGGCACTTTGCCGAGCCAGTTACAGATCAGAACAGCAAATCACAGTATTGGATGGCTATGGCTGTCGGTGGCCCAAGCGATAATGGCCGTGGTGGGTTCTTCCGGCAGGCTACAATGATCGACTCTCAAAATCAGCCTAACCAGTCTATTGAGGACTTCTCTCTCGTCGCCGTGAGGTATTGATGACCAAGATTGTCAATATCCAAACTAACTTCACAGTTGGCGAGGTTGACCCGCTTCTGCGTGGTCGTATTGACCTTAACCAGTATTACTCCGCTCTAAAGGCGGCGGAGAATGTCGTCATCATTCCGCAAGGTGGTGCGCGTCGTCGTCCGGGTCTGAAGTTCATCTATGATCTTCCGGCAACGGCAGCCAATGGTGTAGCACTTATTCCGTTCGAGTTTTCAACCGCCGACTCCTATATGTTCGCGGTCGTCAATCAACGCATCTATATCTTCAAGAACGGTGCGATCATCACGAACATCAATGGTTCTGGCAACCCATATTTGGCTGCCTCGACACTGACATCAGCCATTCTGCCAAATCTAAAATACGCTCAGTCGGCAGACACAATGATTTTTGTGCATGAAGACTTAGCTCCTCTAAAGCTCGTCCGTGGTGCTACCGATTCATCTTGGACACTAAGCACAATCAGCTTCAGTTATATTCCGCAATATGCGTTTACAATTACTACAACAAATCCAACTTCAACTTTGACCCCTAGTGCATCTACTGGGTTCATTGAACTTACAGCCGCTGGCGGTGTGTTTTCTTCTGGAAACGTAGAGCAATATGTCAATATCAAAGAAGGATACGGTTACGGTCGCGCTCGTATTGTGACCTATGTATCAAGCACAAAAGTCAAAGCACAAGTAGAAATTCCGTTTAGCCAGACATCAGCTTATGGTTCTGGTGAATGGGAATTAGAATCAGGCTACGAACATACTTGGTCAGCAACAAAGGTTGGCCGCGTAGCGTTACATTCCATGAAGGTCGTCTGTTCTTCGGCGGTTCAAAGACAAGGCCATCGACCGTCTGGGGCAGCCGTGTCGGTGATGTATTCAACTTCGACAAGCAAACCAGTTTGGATGATGACGCAGTCGAAGCAACGCTCGATGTCGATCAATTCAATGCAATCGTTGACATCTATTCTGGCCGCGATCTGCAAGTCTTTACCACTGGTGCTGAGTTCTATGTCCCTCAAGGATTAGGCGATCCGCTTACGCCGACTAATTTTATCGTTCGTGTCGCAACCCGTAACGGTATTCTTGAAGGCGTGTCTCCGGTAGGCATCGAAGCCGGAACGCTATATGTGCAACGTGGTGGCAAGACCGTAAAAGAGTTCATCTATACGGATGCTCAGGCAACATACGTATCGAACAATATCTCGGTTCTGTCTGGTCATTTGATCAATACACCAGTAGATTTGGCCCTACGCCGAGCCACAGATACTGACGAAGCCGATCTGTTAATGCTAGTCAACGCAGATGGATCATTCACAGCCTATTCTGTATTGCGGTCGCAAGACATCATCGCCCCGTCTCGGTTTACGACAGATGGTTTATTCAAGGCGGTAGCTGTCGATGTGGATACGATCTATACGGTTGTGCAGCGCACAATCAATGGCACAACTAAATATCAGTTAGAGCAATTCAATCGCGACATTACATTAGACAATGCTGTTACTGGTGGCGCTGCCGCAAGTGTGACCGCGTCTAATCTCGCTGCCAAGACGGTCAAAGTGATCGCAGACGGTGTTGTCTTGTCAGACAAGACAGCGAACTCCAGCGGTCTTGTAACATTCGACCGTGCATCTACGACATCCTATGTAGTTGGCACTGATTACACGGTTCAGATCAAGACCATGCCTATTGAGCCACGCCTACAATCTGGCAACCTTCGTGGCTATAAAAAGCGCATCATTGAGGTTGCGGCAGAGTTCTATGAGACGCAGAGCGCATCAATCGGTGGTGTGGAGATCGCGTTTAGAAACTTTGATACGGCTATTTTGGATGCTGCGGTCTCACCGTTTACTGGACTAAAGCGTGTTGGTCCGTTGCTCGGATACGACTATGAAGGGTCTGTAACCGTCACGCAGACATCACCGCTTAAGATGACACTTCTGTTTTTAGATTATCGCGTAAGCGTTCCAACGGGGTAAGACAATGGGGTTTAGTGTTCCAATCCTTATGGCCGCTGCATCTTCTGCCGTTAGTGCCGTTGGCGCTATTGCCGCTGGTGAATCGCAAAGGCAAACAGCATACGCACAGGCTCGGCAAGCAGAGTTGCAGGCCAAGTCAGATGCGTTGAGGTATAAGCAACAAGGCATTGCCGTTCTTGAAAAGACACTGGCTACAGCCGCCACAATCCGCGCCCGTGCTGCCGCTGGTAGCGTTGATCCGTTCGGCGGATCGGCTCTTGCATTGACTCAATATGCGTTCGGTAAGGGCGTAGAAGAAAAGATTATGACCGAGGACAATGCACAACTTGCATTACTCGGTGGTCAGATCAATGCGTCTGAAATGCGTCGTCAGGGTGATGCTGCCGCACAAGCCGGATACATCAAGGCGTTCGGAACATTACTTTCTACTGGCGCTCAGATTGGTGGTATTGGTGGACCGCCCGGTCTGGGATCGTCTTCACTAAATCTCAATTCAACTGGCGCTAATGTTTTGAAGCGCGGCGTTTATTACGGCGACTAAGGGGTTAGATAATGGCCATCATGCCACGATATACATCTAGCGACATTGCGGTAGGAACACCGCAGGGCCAGTTCCGTGATGTGTCTGCACCAATGGATCAGTTATCTTCTCAGATGAACAGAATGACTTCATTCTATTTGCAGGAGGCAGAGCAGCAAGCTGTCGTTGAAGGACAGAAATATGGTGCTGAAACTGCTCCGTCTGCTGAACAGTTGGTCGAGGCATATAAAACTGGAACACCGCTAGAAACAACGACTGATGCTACAACTGTATTTGGCCGCGCAGCAATGAAGGCGCAGCAAGAAGTTGTTCGCACCAATATGTATTATGCTAGCCATACAGAACTTACAAAGATTGCCAATCAAATTGAATTAGGCCAATTATCTCCTGATGCTGGCCTAAAAAGCATGAACGCAATGATTGATGGCTTTTCCGGCGCAGTTCAACAAATTGATCCAGTTGAGTCGCAAAAGATTAAAGCTGAGTTAGCTTACAAGGCTAATACTCACTATCTTTCCGCAACAAAGAAGCTGGCAGCCAATTCAATTAAGGAAGCACAAATTGCTACTGCACAGGAAATTGACGCGAGAACTCAATCAATATCAGCTATCCTTGCGGCTGGTGATAGATATGATCCTACATCTGGCAAGATAACATCTGTTAATGAGTTGATTGCATTAGAGTATCAAAAGGTAGATCAGCTTGGAGCTAAAATATCTAGGCCGATTAGACAGCAGGCATTGGCGAACTTTCAAAAAGTTCTTGTAGATGCACGCAAAGATTATGTAACAAACATTGCCTTATCTTTTGCCACTGATGAAGACAGAGAAGCATATCTTAAAACTCTTAATGACTATAAAACTGGTAAATCAACTGGTAACAAAACTCTTGATTCTGTATTAGGATCAATGCAGCCTGACCAGTTTGTTGCTGCTATCAAGACAGTCAGAGAATTAAATACGTTTGCTGAAGCAGACAATAAAAGACTTGCTGATGCTGCTGAGGCAAAGAAAAAGGCTGCCTATGATGTAACTCGCAATGATTTCTTTAATAGATTTACAAATATGGAAAATGGTAATCTTGATAATCCATTAACGATTGCTGATATTCAGGCTTCAAATCTTCCTGCTTTCGGTGAAGGAAGTAAGGAAACATTTCGCATTATGCTTGATAAATTTAATAAGAAAGATACCAAGCCAGATGCGACTACGTATCTGGAAATAACCAATGATATTCAGTCTGGTAAAATTACATCAACCAATCAGCTTGATCCATACGTTCGTTCTGGCAAGATTGGCATATCGGAAATCAATACATTAAGAACACTTATTGATAATCCAGATAAATTTGAAACAAAGCAGATTACTCAATTTATCAATAGTGCGAAGAATGTAATAGTCGGAAAGAATGAGTTTGGTATTGAAGATCCAAAAGCTCAAAATCAATTTCTTGCGTTTACATACGAGTTTAATAAAAAGTATAAAGAAGGGATTGCAAAAGGCCTTACATCAAATCAACTTCTTGACCCGGCTCAAAGCAATACTTCTTTATGGCCAATGGTTGAAACATATAAGCGACCATTGGCTGAAATTATCAGAGATCAAGCATCAGCAATAATGCGTGAATCAACGAAAGCGCGTGAATCTGGGAATGCGGCTGAAATACCAACTCTTACGCCTGAAGAAATTGCAAGACTTCCATCTGGTCAAAAAATTCTATTTATTGCTGAAGGCGACAAGAAAAAGATCGTAAGGATTAAACCATAATGGCTGAGTGGTATGACCAATACGCTCCTGCAAATGAAGCTGTAGAAGCTGAAAGACCGTGGTATGAAAACTATGCCCCTACAGAGGGTATAGCGCCTCCAGTGCCGCAACTTGATCAATTTACAGAGCAGCTCAAAAAGACGATTGAGAATTCTGGTAAAAAGCCGCTGACAATCCTTGATGCGCTCGATGCCGGATTTGGTATGTCTGTTACTGGACTTATGACCAGAAACGCATTGCCAGATAGACAAGTTTCTCCAGATGACCCGGCAGCAAGCCGTATTGCTTTCTCCCTCGGTCAAGCCGTGGGTGATTTTCCAGCGATGGTTGCTGGTGCTTGGTATGGTTCTGAATTAGGCGCTGAAGTTGCTGGGCCTACTGGGCAAATGCTTGGGGCTGGCGGCGGTGCTTTTGCCGTTCCAGAGATCATTAGGAACGCATATATTCAGAATCTGCAAAAGGGTAACATTAAAAATTGGGATGATTACTGGGGCCGTTTTTCGGCAACGGCAATCGCGGGAAGCAAAGCGTTCGTAGTAGGCGCTGGATCAGTTGGCGCTGGAGCAACGACTAAAATGGCAACGCAAGCCGCTGGGCCAGTTATCTCAGACCTTGCCGGAACATCGGCAGAAATCGCAGCTATGGCTGTTCTTGGCAGAACCATTGAAGGCGAGATGCCAACAATGCAAGACTTTACGGACGCTGCAATTCTAGTTGGTGGCATTAAAGGTGCACAATTTACAGCATCAAAGTTGATGAATATCTACTCACGCACTGGTGTGAAGCCGGATCAAGTTGTTCAGCTCACATCTGACAATCCAATATTAAAGGCTGAAATCGTATCAAAAGCTAATGAAATACCATCAACATTCTCAGGAATGATTGATGACTCTCTTCTCCCAGAAGTAATGCGTCAAAATAAAAGAATTATTTCTGACCTTCAAATGACCGCTGCTCCTAAAGATTTAGGCGGAGAGCAGAGAGTATCTAAAGTCGAGGTATTAAAGCCAGAGAATGTTGAGCCGCTTAAAATAGAGGCTCCTAAGCCATCATCTAATGCCACTAAAAATATCCTGGATAGGATCGGAGAACCAGAACGCAATTCATTTAATTATGATGTTATGAAAGATAGTTTTGTTTCATCTATGGTTGATGACTTGCATCCGATGCTGCAAATCACAAAAGTTCTTGAAGGTGAAAAATTATCGACAAAAGACAACCCTTATGAATTGGCTCGTTTAACGGCAGGTAATTTTGGACGTGCTGATCAGTTCCTTAAATACGGAACGTATGATTTCAATACATTACAAACCAATGGCAAATCTTTGCTTGATCTTATTAAGCCAATTAAGGCTGAATTTGATGATTTTAAAGCATACGCTATTGCTCGTCGTGCTGAAGAGCTTTCTACCCGTGGCATTGAAACTGGTTTTAAAGCAGAAGATACATCTAAAGTATTAAAGCAGTTTTCTGATAATGCTAAATTCAAGCAAGCATTTGATGATCTCGTTCAATATCAGAATAACATTTCAAAATATATGAAGGACTCTGGTGTTATTGATGAGAAGACATACCAGCAAATGCTGGAAGTCAACCAATCATATTTGCCGATGTATCGGTTCTTTGATGAGAAAGGCAAGCCGCAAAGCGTTCGTGGCCTTAATGTAAGAAACCCGATTAAGAAGATTAAAGGCTCTGAGCTTAAGATTGTTGACCCAATCGAATCAATCGTAAAAAACACATATCTTTATGTAGATATTGCAGAAAAGAACCGCGTTCTTTCGTCTCTTGTAAATCTAGCAGAGTCGTCAGGTCGAACAGACTTGATTGAAAAAGTCCCGTCAAAGGCCAAGGTTACAAACGTTGATACTGGCGAGATCAAGAAATTCCTAGAAGATCATGGAATTTCAATAGACAATATGCCAGAAGAAACAATGTCAGTATTTCGCCGTGGGTGGCAAACACTTGCAGCTGACGAGTTTGCTGTATTTAGAAATGGAAAGCGTGAAGTATTTAAGGCTGATCCAACTTTAGTTGAGTCAATTCGTTCAATGGATGCAGCAACTGCCAATTTATTTATAAAGATAATTGGAGCACCAGCGAAGTTGTTGCGTGCTGGTATTACATTGGGCCCAGAGTTTATGTCAAGAAACTCAATGAGAGACCAGTTTGTAGCATTTATTCAAGGTAATGGGTATTTGCCTGTATATCATGCAATGTCAGGTATTGGGTCATTATTAAAGAAAGATGCAGCATATCAAGACTGGCTTAAATCTGGCGGTGCTAATGCCGCCATGGTCTCTATGGATAGAGATTATATCAAAAAGAATCTTTTAAAGTTGAATGAAGAGACGAAGTTTATTGATGCAGCTTTTAATGTTGCAAAAAGCCCTATAGAATTATTAAGAATTGCAAGCGAATTGATTGAAAACTCAACACGCTTAGGGCAGTTTAAAGCACTTGCAAAGCCTGGTGACACAGTTTCAGACGTATTCCAACGCGGTCTGGCATCTCGTGATGTAACTGTAGATTTTGCTCGTCAAGGCTCAAAGTTAAAAAGTCTGTCGACTATTACAGCATTTTTAAATGCACGAATCCAAGGGTTAGATCGTTTAATTACTCAGGTTAAAACAAAACCATTTGAAACTGCGGCTAAAGGAATAATTTCTATTACAATACCATCAATGTATTTGTGGTGGGACGCTTATTCTGATGACACCCCTACAAGGATGCCAGACGGAACAATGACAACTCGCGGGGCAATCTACCGCGATCTTCCGGCTTGGCAGAAAAACCTATTCTGGATCATTATGACTGGAGTGGACGAAGACTTAAAGATTTACAGGATACCTAAGCCTTTTGAATATGGACTTGTATTTGGCTCCCTACCAGAGCGTATTATGGAAAGTTGGTTTGAGAAAGACCCGACTGCTCTATCTGATTTTGGTAAATCATTAGCAGAGAGCCTTATGATTGATGTTGTCCCTACTGTAGCTGTTCCTCAAATTGAACAATTTGCAAATCGCTCATCATTTACTGGAAGGCCCATTGTTCCGGCAGACTTAGAAAAGCTCCTGCCAGAATTTCAATATAACGAATATACAAGCGAAACAGCTAAGTTAATTGCTAAGGTTATTAGAACCCTTCCTTGGATGGAAAGGGCCCCGCAAGGGCTTAGTATCCAATCTCCTATGGTTATTGATAACTATATCCGTCAATGGACAGGAAATCTTGGGCCTACAGCCATTTCTTTGTTAGAAGATAGCTTAACAAAGGTCGGCATTTTGCCCGATAAAAATCTTCCTGAAAAGCCACTCGAATCATTGCCGTTTGTTAAGGCATTTATGATCCGGTATCCGCAGGCAATGACGGATTCGACAGAGAAATTTTACAAAAATTTTCGTGAAAGACAGGTGACATTTGACACATTTAAGTCACTTGCCAAGAGCGGAAACGAGGCGGCCTCGTCATTCCTTTTGGACAATAGCTTTGAGATGATGAAGCCACAGTCGATCCAGACCGCCTTGGCGCAAAATTCCCGTATCATTTCCATGATTGTGGCCGACAAGAGCATGAAGCCGGAAGAAAAACGCCAGTTCATTGATATGCTCTACGCCCAGCGCATAACAATGGCAAAACGTGGGAATGACATTTTGAAAGAATTGGACAAGGCGGCTAAAGAGGCCGGATTGAAATAAACGTGTGTAAACAGTATAAGGGTCTAAATCAGAGGGTTTGCTATGGCTGACTATTCAATTACCGCAGTAACTAGGCGTGTAGTCTATACCGGGTCGGCTGGCACTGGCCCATATACGTTCAGTTTCCCGGTTCTGGCGGCAAGCGATTTGGCCGTTTACAAGAACGCTGCCAAGCTGACGCTGACCACCGATTATACGGTTACGATCAGTTCGGTGAACGGCACTGGCTCGATCACCCTTGTAAGTGCGGCCACTAGCTCAGACCGTATTACGATTATCGGGGCTCGGGCTATTGAGCGCACAACCGACTTCGTGACCGCTGGCGACTTCAAGGCATCGTCTGTCAACGAGCAGCTTGATAGCCAGATTATCATGATCCAGCAGCTTGCTGAAGAGAACAAGCGCACCCTCAAGGCTCCGCAATATGACCCTGCGGCTGTCGAGGATGGCGGCTCGGTCAACATGGTTCTTCCGGTAGCTGCTTCCCGCGCTGGCAAGACACTGGCTTTCGACGCATCCGGTAACCCTGTCGTTGGTGAAGATATCGGCAACTGGCGCGGTAACTGGGCGGCTGGGACTGCCTATACAGTCCGTGACTTGGTTAAGGACGGTTCAAACGCAAACGTCTACCGGGCTAATACGGCCCATACCTCAACTGGCACGACCCCGATCTCCAGCAATGCTGATTCAGCCAAATGGGACTTGGTGGTTGATGCGGCTTCGGCTGCGGCTTCTGCGGCTGCGGCTGCTGCGAGTGCTACATCCTCGGCGGCATCGGCTACGCTTGCTAATGATTGGGCAACTAAGACATCCGGCCCTGTCGCTGGGGGTGAATACTCGGCCAAATATCATGCCAATGCAGCGTCAAGTTCTGCTAGCGCGGCATCTACATCGGCAAGCAATGCCTCCACATACGCGACTAACGCGGCAACTGCCCAGACTGCGGCGGAAGCGGCTAGAGACGCTACGCTGGCGGCTTACGATAGCTTTGATGACCGTTACCTCGGAGCCAAGACATCTAATCCTACGCTCGACAATGACGGGAACGCTCTCGTCGCTGGTGCGTTATATTTCAATACAGTCGTTCCAGAAATGCGGCTCTACACTGGCTCGGCTTGGGTAGCGGCATACGTCAGTGGCGCTTCGTATCTCCTGACATCGAACAATCTGAGCGAGTTGACGGCTACGGCAGCAACGGCTCGAACAAACCTTGGCCTTGGTTCTATTGCAACTCAGGCAGCAAGCAACGTCGCTATCACTGGTGGTGCAGTAAACGGCACAACGGTTGGTGCATCTACCCCGTCCACTGGTGCATTTACCACATTGTCGGCTACAGGAACGGCAACCTTCTCAGGCGCTATGTCGGCTACGGCTAATGCCTATATGCAGATCGACGCTCTGACAGATGCCTCGACTATTGCGGTCGATATGTCAGTCGGGAACAATTTCTCGGTGACGCTTGGTGGCAACCGGACGCTTGGCAACCCGACCAATCTCACAGCGGGTCAGTCTGGTGTAATCTTCATCACTCAGGACGGCACTGGTAGCCGGACACTGGCCTATTCATCCTATTGGGACTTCCCGTCTCAGACGGCTCCTACGCTCACGACAACGGCAAATGCGGTTGATGTTCTGGTCTATACGGTTCGCTCTTCAACAAGTATCGCGGCACAACTCCTGACCAATATCGGGTGATTAATGGGACTTCCTGTAGAAGTTAATAACCTCATGCTTGGTTCATTGGGCGGCTACACAGTAGGCCGCTCTTTGCGCTTCCGCTCGTCTGCAAGTGCTTATTTGAATAGAACAAACGCAAGTAATGGGAATCTAAATACTTGGACAATTAGTTTTTGGATTAAACGTGGTGCATTAACCACTGGTTCAA